CACGCTGTGGACAACATGTAGGATCATAAGTATATCCTTTTATATCAGTAAATAATGACTGACGAACTGCTGCTGCCTGATAGACAGATAGTTGTAATGTTACTTTTTTATCTTGACTCATAATTACCCCTTTTGTTTTTCTATTTTATTGTAAATTTTTGATATTTCAGATTCAAAAAATTGTCTATCTCTCTTTATTTGATCCTGAGTATTAGTTACATAATCGTAATTATGAATATTATTTTTTATAGAATACTCCAATTTACGAATACGAGATTCAAATTTAAGTATTTTAATATACAATATACCAATTATGACAATACAAACTCCTATTACGAATTCAGTCAAAGGTCTCCCTCCTTACGGACTTCGGAATGTTTTATGGAAAACTCACCACCAGGATATCGTGATTTGAGTTTATCAACATTCATCTCAATGACTTCATCGAGAGAAACATTGAGCCCCATACATGCTTGTGCAACATACCACATAATATCACCAAGTTCACGCTTCATATGAAACATATTTTCATCATTGACAGGTTTACCCTGGAAGATAATCTTCTTGACGATCTCAGTAAACTCACCTGCCTCAGCAGACATTCCTACAGCAGCAGTGAGTAATCTCTCACTAGGAAACTCTTGTCCTTCTAGTTCTTGAAGACGATAGACTAGTGCCTCAAAGTCTTTGCTTTGTTCTGATGTAACAGCATCAACGAACTCAAGATATGCATCAGTATTTACAGTCATGAAAATTTAAATCCCTCAAATGATTTCTTCGGTCTATCCTCGTTATTATACTCTTCTTCCTGTCCAGAGTCAAGTATATTATCTTGTGCTGACTGTTCGCAATCATAAAGACGCATCTTAGAACGATCAATTCCAACAACAAATCTCTTATTGACTACAGTATCATTATACCTATTCTTCAATTGCTTCACCATTATCTGTCCAATCTGTTCAAGCTCCTCAGTGCTAATAAGGGCAAACATAAGATCAGCAGTAGCAGGGAGACCAAAGGACTCAGAAGTGTCAGTAAGGTCAACATCAGAGCTACCATAACCAGAACGAGTGGTCTGGGTGGCAGATACGATAGGGACCTCGGCTTCGCCAGCCAACCCTCTAAGCTCCTCTGCAATAGATTTAATATAGCTATATGAATTGACAGACATCCCTGACTTATAACGGGAGGAAGCACATATATTAAGGTAATCAATGAAAATAATATCAGGTCTAAATGACTTCTTAAGTGCAAGTTCACTAAGAAGTGCTTTAAAATGTCCACTATGTGCAGATGCTGTAGGGTATTCTTTAATTATAAGTGTGCCTTGAGTTTTTGCTGCCAACTTAGTTACTTTATTCTCAAACGTTGACTTAGGCAAATCTACAATATTCTGAATGGCAACATCTAATAAGTTCGCGTCAATTCGTTCAGCAATTTTCTCTTCTGCCATCTCCATTGTAATGTAGAGAACGTTTTTCCCTTGGAGCAACACGGAGCTAGCAACATGGCACATGAATAAAGATTTGCCGACACCTGTACCAGCAAGCGCGATAGTAAGAGTCTTATTAGATATGCCCCCGCTCGTAATCTTGTTAAGGTATTCGAGATCAAACGAAACCTTCTCCTCCTTCCTGTGATAGTACTCATATCTTTCTTGATAGTTTTCTAAGTAGTCGTGTCCAATGTTGTTATCAAAAGAAACTGCCAGTGCATCAGAAAGAATAGAAGGAATGGCATCCCTACTTTTCTTCTCATCGTTTCCATCCGCAATATGAATCGATTCCGTCAATGCAAGATAAATTGCCTGATCACGACACCACTTTTCGGTGGTATCTAATAACCATTCATTATCTATTGGGAGATCTGTGAACGAATTGCAGATGTCTCTGGTTTCTTTAATCTCACTCTCGTTTAGATCTGTTCTATTTTCAACCTCAATATTTAGTGCTTCGATTGTAATGGCAGAACCATACTTCACGATGAAATGAGTAATCTCCTCAAAGATTACTTTTTCACCTCTTTGCAAAAAATATGTTGGTTCTATAAATGGAATAACTTTGCGAGAATAATTTTCGTTGCATATTAAGTTTCTAAGAATTGTAGTCTCAATCCGTTCCATAAGAGAATTCTTTCTTTGCGGCAGCATCAAGTTGCTGCATTACTTCTTCGGTAAAATATACTTCAGGGTCTTTTAGAATTGCCTTTGCATATACTTTTTTAGTCTCACCATTGACAGTCATCTCATAACGACCGGCAACATTCTTCCACATTCCGGCAAGTTCACCTAACTCAAGTAAACCATAATACCTATCAAGACCGCGATGATCATAAAATAAACGAATAGTGACATCCTTGTTTTCCTTACTCAAACGTGACTTAGCAGTCTTTGCCTTGATAAGATTTCCAATGACTTCTGTTCCATCTTTCTCTTTCTTCTTACTAAGATGAATAATGGTACTGGCAGCATACTTAAGACCACTACCACCTCCCATCTCTTTAGTAGGAACATAAGATCCGATAACGTCATAAGTGTGATTGGTAACGATCATTGGAATGTTAGCCTGTCCCAACTTGAGTGTCAACATTCTGAATGCACCCTTAATCAGTTGTGATTTTGTCATGTCACGAACCTGCTTTTCGTTGAGTGCATCAGTAATCTCTTTCTCAGTCGAAAGCATTCCTAAAGAGTCTAGCACAAACATGCAGGGTTTGCGATCTTCCTCAGGTGCTTTTTGATACATATCCACTGCCTTGAGTGCCTTGCTACGGAACTCTTCGACAGTCACTACATTAACCACGACAAGTCGTGAGAGATCAATTCCTCTACTTTCTAAGAGTGACTTATTGACAGCTGCCTCAGTATCAAAATACAGGCAATATCCATCAGGATTAGAGTCCAGAAAATTCTTAACCACTGCGAGTGAGAAAAAAGTTTTTCCAGTAGAACTTTCACCAGCAATTGCAGTGATTTTATTACCAGAAACACCCCCACGGATAGAGCCAGATACAAGAGCATTAAAGATGAACGAACCAGTGTCAACGTATGTTTCAGTTTCGTCAATGTCTGCTGCCAGTTTGGTAAAGTCATCTCCGATTTCCTTTACTATGTCTTTTAAAAAATCCATTATACAAAAAATAAATCAAGGTTTACTGTTTTCTCCACATTCCACCCTATCGCATCAAGAATAGATTTGAGTGGGTCCAAAAAACTCTTTTCAAATTGTAATTCATAATCTATGTATTTGTCAAGACCGAGTTCATGTGGAAAGTCTTGAATAAATGAGATGACATTCTCCTGAATAATATTTGGTTTCTTCAGATAAATGAACTTGATTTTCTCACCGTTATTAATAAGTGAATATTTATTATCAAGTTTCTTCTCTTTAATATAATGATTGAACAACAATGCTCCACGACAATGAATTGGAGTTCCTTTAGAATAGATGCTAGCATAAGATCTATACTTCACAACATCCGATACTGAACGAGGAAATGCAATTTGTTCTGGAGGAAGTGCCTTAAACTCTTTACGACAATTATCAATAAAGTCAATTACTTCTTCTTCAGTACCACTCATCATGAGTTTGAGACCGTCCTTAATCATCTGACGACATGGTGCCGGTGTAGATGATTTGACTGCCTCAATACCCATCATCTTGAGTTTTGGTTCGGAATACTGAACTCCTTCACTATTCCATACGTTGAGAATATATCTTTTCTTCGCAGTCCAAATACCACGTTCAGAAATATTCTCACGTTTCATAATCATCTTTTGTTCATATGCCGAAACGTAATCCGCAAGTTCCGTATAAGATTGTTCGATGAATGGTTCCAACTTGTCTTCGCAGATCTTATCAAGTAACTGAACAACCTTTGTTTTATCGTCAGACTTATGACTAAGAAATTTATCAACAAGAGGTCCCATATTAAGATAGATTGAGTCAGTGTCAGATGCAATGACATAATCGACTTCTTCTGTTTGCAAAATCTTATTTAGAAATCCATTCATCTTATTCTCAATCCAACGGATAGAGACTTGACCAGAAAGCGTAATCGCTTCCGCATTGACCAGTTTGTAGTAACGGAAATATTGATTACCGATAGCACCATATGCAGAGTTGAGTTGAATCTTGCGAGCCATCTGAATATTGTTGCATCTTGCAATCTCCTTCTCCAATGCCTTAGTCGGAGTCTTTTCATAATCCTGTTTTGCAATAAGCATCTTCTTCTTGTAGATGGTGCGATCCTTATAAATCTTCTCCATCAATTCAGGTAGAAACCCACGAACATCTTTACGATACATGGCACCATTAGCACACACTGCACTGTCCTTATACAGTTCAAAGGTCAGTTCTTGGTTAAGTATCTTATCAACTGTAACTGATGGGTGCCTGGTCTCTCGGAGTGTCTCTGGAGAGATGTTGTACTGCATAATAAGGTGAGGATAGAGAGAGTTAAGGTCAAAAGACACAACCCAATCATACTTTCCCGGAATCGGTTCTTTAACATATGCTCCTGCATATTTTGCATCCTTGTCTGAACGTTCTTTGGGTGGAATTACAATGTTTCTTTTTTTAAGATAATTGTAAATGATCGCATCCCACATACGAACTTGATAAAACACATCATTATAATTCACCTTAGCATCATATGCCATAGTGATTGCGAGTTCAATCAATTTCATCTTGTCTTCCATACGGTCAACAAGTTCCACGTCAATGATATTGTATTCTACAAACTTCTGCCACCCCTTTGTATAGAAATCTTTAAAGGTATCAAACTCACTGTGGTCTAGTTTTTTCTGCCCAAGTTCTACACTCGCAATGTAATCCAACCGATAAGACTCTTGTGCCTTATAAGTAAACTTCTTATATAGATTTAGGTAATCAAGTTGTGTAATACCCCCAACATCATAAGAGATCTGTTTACGACCCATTACAATAGTCTCACGTTCAGTTACCAAACCCCAAGGTGAGAGTCGTTTCATTAACTTCTCACCAAGAATGCGATCAATACGCCTCACCAAATAAGGCATATCATACAGTTCACTATTCCATCCAGTCACAACTTCGGGAGTATTAGTCTCAATCATCCACCAGTTTATAAAGTCATTCAGTAACTCATATTCTGTTCTGAAACTTTTGTAGATAATGTTCTCTTGCTTATTATTGAACGGACCCTGACCCCAGGTGCGAATCTGTTTAGTGGTATAATCTTGCACAGTAATAAGAAGAACTTCTTCTGCGGCAGACTCTACATCAGGGAATCCATTCTCAGTCTTCACCTCAATATCAATTGTTGATATTTTGATCTTTGTAGTGTCAAACTTAACTTCTTCTTCTGGATACATCTCAGAAATATACTGATAGATGTATCGGTCATTACCATAGACCTTAAAGTTTTGGACACCATCATATTTCTTGATGAACTCTCTACAATCACGAACGGTTCCTGGATCTATTGATTCAACATAGTCTCCCTCAAGAGTTTTATATTTTGTTTCTTTATTAGAAGGGACAAATAATGTAGGATAAAACTTTTCTCTTGTAGCAAAGTGCCTTCCGTTCTCATACCCACGCACAAGAAAGTGGTCACCGACCATTTGAACGTTGGTGTAAAATCTCATCAGTTAATTTTTTCTAAGTAGTT